ATCTTCCATCACTAGTTCTGGTGGTTGCTTTTACATCTGATTTATAACCCATTATAAACTCCTTGTTGTGGGGGAGTTGCCTCCCCCGTTAATCATTACGCTTCTTTAGCGAAAGTTCCTCTAACTTCAGTAACTTGCCATGCTACAGTTCCATTAAGTGATGAAATTACAACATAGTCACCTTGTTTAGAAGTTGACTTAGTATTGATTAGGTCTTTGTCATCTGTTGATGAACCAGCATATGTAATACCGTCAGCAGCCGCAGGGCTGATTGTTAAAGCATTAGTTCCGTCTGGAGCATTGTTTACAAATTTAAAAGAGTAACCAATAGCGATTGCTGGTAATGTAAACACAACTCCGTCAGTTGAGCTTACAAATGTTTTACCTGAATCCGCTGTGGTAACAGTGTAGTTTGAACCTTTAGTTTCAATGTTTACACCTTCTTTACCTTCTAGTACTGGACCAGAAAAAGTTGTTTTTCCCATTGTCTATCCTTCCTTTTATAGTCTGCTTATGCAGTCAATGGTTGTTGATACTGGAAGGGGGCACCTTAATGGATACCCCCAATCCTAATTAGTGATTAAGCACCTTGGTTTCCGTAGACACTTCTCCAGTCAGACCAACCGAAGCTGTATCTTTCTCTGGCTTTGTATCGTACATTACCTGTTTCAAAGTCACCTTCCATCTTAGTATTCATAGCTGCTCTGTTGAACATCTTTGTACCGTTAGGAGCGTCAGTTCTAATGAAGAATGCATCAGTGTCTGTGAATCTGTGGTTCACAAAGTATCCACCAGGAAGCATACCCATAGAGTTGATCGCATTGATGTCATTGTCAGCAGTTGCTACTCTGTTTGGAGATTTCATTAATCTCTCAGCAACAAATACTAATTGTCTTGGGATGTGTAAGGTTCTACCTTGAATAGCAGCTGGTACACCTTTGTCATCTGTTAGACCAGCAATATCAATTAATGCTGTTTCTAATGATGTCTCAGATAAGTCAGCGTAAGTAGCTGGTCTGTTAGAACCTGTGCTACCGTTTTGTAATGGGTGTGCATTAGAGATTAATGGTTGACCATCACCGCCTGTGTATGAACCGCTGAATGCGTTGTTATACACGTTAGCTGCTGTAAGTTGCTTAGCAGAAGCCATTGCTCTTGCTAAAGCTTTAGTTAGTCTGGTTGACAACTTATCATATAAGTTATCTTCCATAGCTTCCTCAGTTAATGAGAATGCTAATGCTACAGTCTTGTGAGTGTAACGAGATACATAACCTTCGCCTGATTCAGCGTAAGCTACTGGTGCACCTTCGAACTTCTCACCTGCATTACCAAAGCCTGGGAAGAGTACTTCTTCTTCGAAAGCTCTGTTGGATGTTTCCTCATCGAACAAGACGGCATGTTCGTTTTCGTATCTGTTATATTCAGTTCCGAAAATCGCGTTTAGCCCTGGCTCCAGTTCTTTAAGGATTTGTGCTCTTGATATAGCCATAATTTATCCTCCTATTATATTCCTGTTACGCCAGTAGCGCCTAGTCCAAATTGATGAGTATTGATTTTCACCAAAATATCCATAGTTGTTCCAGCTGATGTAAAGGAATCATCTAACTCTGCACTAGCTAAGATAGTTAGTGGGAATGTGTTAGTTGTTGCCTTTGTGCTAGAATCTGCTACAAGACCTGATTTATGTGTGATTGCGTCACCTGTTGGTGATGCTACAATCTGTACGTTTTTACCAACGTCTGCTGCTGCGATAGCTGTTGTATCTTGGTCAGCTTCAATTTGGAAGATGATATCTGGATCATCATATACGTACACTTTGTATTTGTCTTTAGCTACAGTTCCGCTAGGAATACTTCTGACAAACTTAACTTCACCTGAAGCGTTGTCAACGTATTCAGCCCCGTAGAAAACTCCTACAACTGCACCTGGTGATGCTGCTCCCATATCAGTAACAATGTTACCTGATGAGAAAGTCACGAGATCGCCTTCGAAGAATGCACTAGGAGCGGTAGCAGCGATTCTGTAACCATTAACACCACTAAAGCTATTGGTTCTTACGATACCACCTTTAGCGTGCTTAACTGGCTTTAAACCATATGCCATGTTTTACCTCCGTTGTTATTGTTATGCAAAGCAGAGGTAACCAAACGATTAGTCCTCAAACTTTGCGTTTCTTCCTCCGCCTACTGAGACGGAAGACTGTTCGTCTTGGCTTATAGGTGCAACTGCGCTATTGTTTTTCTGCAACTCAGAGTTGACTGCTCCCTCTGCAGCTTTGGTTTTGTTAGCAAAGTATTCATTTCTTTGGTCTGCAATTTCTTGATCGACCTTCATCAAAATCAAATCACCTGATCTAACTATACCCGCATGTTTACCTGTGTCTAAAACATCCGCTTGCCAGTCGCCGCCAAGTTCTTCTGGTCTAACTGGCTCGTATCCTTGACGAGTTCTTTCATGGACATTTCCTGCGTGATCATCACCCAAGAGTTCATGTCGAACCCATCTATAATGTACACCATCTGGAGCCTTTGGAGTTTCCAATTTGCTCGGTGGAGTCCACGTCTTTTTGCGAGTACCCGAAGCTCGCGTTGTTCGAGTTGTCTTAGTAGCCTGTGTCATTCATCTACTCCTTATCCCGCCGTTCCATCTCGGCGCATTTTTTGTCGCGCATATTCTTGTAAAGATACTCCTAACTTATTAGCAGTCTCTACTTCTGATTTAGTCAATGTGACTTTCTGTTTGCCACTGGGGGAAGTGCGCGTTCCACCCGCTACTACTTGTACTTTTTTCGCTGTGTTCGCTGCCTTGAATTTTTCAGGAAACTCAGAACGGATGCGAGCATCAAGTTCACTATAGTACTCATCAGGATCAGCGTCAGGATATACACCTTCATCTATTAACTCCTTATGTATTACCATGGCGGCTTGGGTCATAATCTTTTCAGATTGGTTTTGTCCACCAAACCATGAGTTTCTTTTTTGCCATTGAACGGCGCGCCTATCTGGAACAGGTGCCCCCTTCTCGGGCTTAGCAGTTTCTTCAGCAGAAACTTTTTTAGTAGAAGTTGACTTTGCCTTCTCTTCATATTGCTTTACAATCAGAGACTCTGCTTTAATTGATGCTAGCTTATCAGTAGCTTCAATCTCTTTTTCAAAGTCACCTGCTTCTTTAGCAGATTTAAGAGTTGACAATACTTCTCTTTCTTGAGCCTTGAGTCTATCACCATACTGCTTTACTGCAGCTAGTTCTGACTCTGCGGATCTACCTAGAAGTTCTTCGCGTTCTGATTGAAACTTTTGTTTCTCATCTTCTAACGCTTTTAATCTTTCCTCAAGCTCCTTACGTTGCTTGACTAGGCGTTTGATTCGCTTCTCAGCTCGTTTGCCATATTTGCTTTTGTCATCAGATTCTTCCTCTTCTTCTGGCTCTGCTGATGCTTCTTCCTCTACGGGTTCTTCATCTTCAGCTTCATCTGTTTCGGGAGTTTCTGGTTCTGGAGCTGGCTGCTCTTCAGGTTGGCTTTCTTCCTGCCCACCTTCATCGATCTCAATCTCGAGTTCTTCCTCTTGATTAAGCTCTTCTTGTTTAGGGTCTTCTATCATTTATACCTCCGTCAGTTGCGAACTGCGTTTCACGCTGTGAACAATATAATACCACATTTTGTGGGTATATTGCAAGGGCTTATCTATGTTTTATTTTTTCTGGATCATCTACGATTGCGACCACTTCATCATCATTAATGATCGAATAGTCTTCGTTTTCATACTTAAACTTAAGTCCAACGTACTTACCAGTGAGTACATAGTCGCCCACTTTACACCATGTTGTTTCTGATTTGTCCATGTTCTTATAACATTCTGGACCCATATCCACTACTTGAGATACAACGCAAGCAAATTTTGCGAGCTCTCTGGATTGGTCAGATAACAGGATTCCTCCCGCTGTTGCGGCTGGTGGTTCCCATGGTTTCAGTAACATCCTATAGCCTTGTGGCTTGGGTAGTTTACTCATCATTACCTCCTGCAATGTCTTTGTACAATTTCTTGTACTCGGTTTCTAGTCTATCAGACATGTCGTTTAATGTCTGACCTATGCCTACTAAAAATCTATAGGCAGCATAGTCATCAGCCGACCCGCTGAGGAGTTGCTGATTATTGGCAGCAATTGCTTCTGCCAAAACTTTTTGCATACGTTCTTTGTAATTCTTAACTTGATCTAACATTGGTTCTCCTGTGACCTGAAAGTGGGGGGCACCTGGAAAGATACCCCCGAAAGTGAGATTACTTAATGTCTATAATCTTTTCCTTCTTCTCTTCAGGAATTATCTTTTTAAGTTTAACACAAAGTAGTCCATCTTGCAACCCTGCATCTTCAACCACAAAGTCATCAGCTAGTTGGAACTGTTTACTAAAGTTCTTTTCTGATATGCCCTTGTGTAGCATTTGCTTGGACTCTTGCTTATCTTTCTTTTTACCTGTGATGGTTAAAGTATTTTCTGCATACTTAACTTTCACATCGTCTTTGGTAAAACCAGCAACAGCCATTTCGATCTCATAGTTTTCAGAGTCTACTTTTTTAATGTTATATGGTGGGAATGATGTGTACTCGAATGAGTTCATTCTGTTGAATAGATCATCAAATCCTATCCAAAATGGATTGTATTGTTCTAGGCTTGTCATAATATACCTCCTTTGCAAGCGAAGTTTACTAGCCCCTTACGGCGGCTATGTATATTATATAGGAAGTATTATTTATTTGTCAAGGCTGACAGAGGATTATTTAATGCTTTATTTATTTCTAGATTTAATTGTTCTTCAATTATTTTTAGCTCATCAAATATTTCGCGTGTATCTTCTTTCTGTCTATCCTCTACGTCATTTACAATTTCAGTAATGTGACGGATGTCTTCAGACATAGCACGTAAATCCAGCTTCATATCTGACTTAAGGTCTTTTGCAACATCAGCCACTAGAGTAATTTCATCTAATATCATATCTAGTTCTGATTTTACAACAGCTATGTCTTTTTCTAGATAAGTTAAATCGGGAGCAGTGTATTCTTGAATCTTTGTTTTCATATCAAGGTAGTCTTTATAAAACTCAAAACCACCCCATAGTCCACCTGCTAATGTAGATAAAGCAGTTAAGATTATGACAATCTTTCCACCTTTAAACTTTACACCTGCAAATTCTAGTTCTGCCATTGTTGATTCACCATTTGTTCCATTAAATAATCGTTGCCCCTATCATACAGTATTGCGTACGGATCTTCAAGGGGTTCCTGCATAAATACTTCAAAATTATTATCTGCCATTTGTTTTACTTGATATTGTTCAAAAGCTTCTGTATCAGCTAGCTGTGCCATGACAGCCAGCTTTACATTATTCAGTACAGTTTGATTGCCTTCCTCTATAACTCGTGCCATGATTTTTTGAGCAACTCGTTCTTTTGTTTGTTGCGGCTGTATTGTTTCTTGTTCTCCTTCTTCCTCTGCCTCCACAGCGGATTCTCCAGCAGTTTCGCTATCGGGTTCT